ATTGGTAGCCACAGCAACTTCTTTAAGGTGAGCAAGGGTCTTTTCCAATCCATTATTCTTAAGTGTCATCAATGGGTTATCCATGATGCCTGTTAGTGACACACCCAACAGACGTTCTTCTTCTGTGTTGTCAGTCCACTGCTTACGCAAGTAGGGAAACTTAGTGAAGCTTGACTGTATAGTACCAAGGATTGTAGCTAGACGTACCTTCTCAGACAGTGTCTCCAATGTATCAGTAGCTCGTACTACACACTCGGTTAAGTTGCAAAATTGTGACGGACGTAAAATTATTTCCGAACATGGGTTTGTCCCGAACTCGTAGTTAGGATCACGGCGACCATTCTTAGCTGCCTGTTTCTTGGATGCCTCACGATTAAAGATACCACGTTCACCTGACCCTGACTCAACCAATGCCATCCACTCTTTCATGAAGGACAAGTTGTCAGGCTTTTCTGTGTACGATACAGAGTTGTTAGCCAAGGCACGTTGCGGGTTGTTCTCCCACCAAGCACCAGACTTAGCTGAACGCATACGGTCATCAGACAAATTCGAAAGTGAGATCATGGCCGAACGCCGAACTCCACCGACGACAACTACCTCACCAATCTTACACATGATGTCGTGACACTCAACAGAGGATAGCTTACGACCAGATGCTTTACGGAACGTGTTGATTGTAAAGTTAAACAAGTCAACCAATGGTGCTGGACCAGACGCACGGCCCCCAAATGTCTTCAAGGGTGCGCCAGCTGGACGTACCTTAGACACATCCCACGTAGGAATTTCACCACTGTATAGGAGCGCAATCAATTGACGCAGAGACTTAGCCCAACCTTCCTTGCTGTCCTTGACGACGATGTTAGTCTCGCTCTCAAACAGTTGGGGTATTTCGGGGAGCTTGCTGATGGACTGTCGCTCGACACTGAAGCCGACACCAGTACCACAGAGCAAGATGAACATAGCCTCATCGAAGGACTTAAGGTCATCTACGGCTAAGTAGCTACAATTATACATGCAAGTATTGTCCCGATCTGCGGCGGCACCAGCTGTCATCAATGATCGCATAGAAGGCATCACCTCTAGGCCAAGGATAGCTTGCTCCAGTTTGTACTTCGTGGCTGGATCAACCATGTCACGGATGACATTAACAGAGAAACGTGTGACTGTATCATCCCATGACTCACGGCCAGACCCCTCATGGTACTTGGCATACCGTGACTTGTGGATGAATGCTTGGTAGTCTGTTGGTAGGTGGTTGTTCATGTGTATACTACTCCGTTATTATCTTGATTGATTTGATTGACATGCCGTCAATGTCGTATATGTATTCCTGTAGTGCATCACGTACTTCATCGTCAAGCAATCCATCAACAGGTATTTGGTAATCCTCCTCATCTATATCAAGGGTTAAAAATACTTTAACTAGCATTCGTTTGCCTCAATAAGTCTATTAAGATACCACTCCGCTTTACGTAAGTCCTGTATACCATTCTTGTAATTGAAACGCCACAGGTATTTCATAATGTTTCCCTGTAGGTAGCTTTCAAAGCCATCCTCACCTGTTGCCGCACGAATTGCATCAATGCATTCTATTCCTGCAAAGTTATAGTGTGACGGTGAATTTACCATATCATCTTCTTTCATATCACATACTCTCCTTAATTAAACTTAACATTGATTACATTTTCGTTTACATCTATTACCTTATTATCTTCTACTGTATCTGTATCTTTTAAATCTTCTTGTATTGTATCAACAATGTCTGCCAGTACCTGACGAACATCATCGTCATCTTCCATTGCAGGGATGGATGCACATACCATCTGTGTAAGATGCATAAGTTGGAAGTGATCGTGGTCACTCATGTTGTTGTCATCAGTTGTTACTGTGCCTACCATCAACTCCCCTGTCCAATCACCCTTCTTATCTAGGAAGGGAGACAACCGAATGATGTAATCGTTTGGGTTAAAGTCAATTAGTATTGTATCTTCTGCCATGTGTGTGTTATCTCCTCTTTACTTTTTTATAGGGGCAATGAATCAATGCTGGATGCATGTCCTTACCCTTCTCATACAACCAATCCTCTGGAATGATCCTGTCGTTATACTGTATACCATGCTTAGCGCACCATTGTCCATAGGTACTTTTAGCACCCTTACTTAATTTTCTTTTACTGCTGGTGAATACGAATCGTATGTCCAGCTTGGGGTGCTGTGCCTTGACTGCCAAGTGTTTGCGCCTGTCGTCAGCGGAGAATAATCCTTTTGTCTCAATGATAATACCGTTACCCAATACAAAGTCTGGTGTATAGGTGCGGTACATGAGGTCTTCCCATTCGATTTTAACCTGTTCATACTTGAAGCTAATGCTCCGTTCAACTAGGTAATCTTTTGTTCGTACCTCAAGACCACTCCTAAACCCATGCTTCATGGCGGCAGAGAATTGCTTGCCGTTCATTTTATATATGCCACAATCGGCAGTGTCTTAGCTTGTGACACCTTTGATGGTAGCTCTTCAATATCAAAACATGAGAACCGGAAGTCACAGAACTTACAGTTTTCATTCAGTACCGTGTTACCGGAGGGCTTACCCCGAAACGTCTCTGGTACAGGGTTGAAGCATCGCTCGAACTTGTTCTCATTCACTGTCTCTACTGTCTTCTCTAGCTTAGCCAGTTGCTCCTCTAGTACAAGGCCGTCAGCAGGTACATACTTGATGTTGCCGTTAGCCTTGTTGACTACCCACCAGCCACCTACCTTTTTACCTGACGCCTTAGCATAGCCTGCTAGTTGTCCAACGTAACCAAATGGATCACTCTTCTGCAGTGTATCGTATGATGCAAACTTGTTGCGATAGGACCAATCGGATGCAGACTTAACGTCATCCATTGCACCATCTACAACAATATCATACGAACCCTTGATCGTAGCGCCACCAAGTTCTAAGCTTACGAAGTTGTCTTTGTCTTCATACGGATAACCCGCTTCCTTTATAATACCTTTGAATGCAGCTTCCACGATGTCTCCTAGAAGCATGTTCATTACGAACGTGGTTGGTTTGGGCAACGCTTCCTCTGGCTTGTTCTTAGCGAACCAGAGTTGACAAGTAGGCTTACCAATGTTGGACATCCGTAAGCGAAACTCATCACGCCCTTTGCCCCCACCAAACTGGCGTCGCATAGCATCCATTACATCTGTACCAATCTGTAGTATTGTCTCTTCGGACATAGTTGATTTACCAGATGTAGCATCTTCAAGATACTGATTGATCGCCAGTTCAGCAGGATGGTGCATTATGCAAAGTCCTCCACATCAATGTCTACAAACGCTTCCACTGTGTCAACGTCTACCTCTTCATTCTTGTGCATGTTCTCACTCCATGTGTTGAGGATGTACGTATTGTAATTCTCAATCCATGCTATGAAGTTAGCAAAGTTTTCTTGTGACTCATTGTCCATGTCCAAGGTATTGCCCAAGTCGATGTCAGCTACAGGAATGTAGAAGCTGCTACCGTTTGGCAGTGGTACTTCCTTAGTACTAGAAGTAATGTAGTGCTGTGGTGGTAGGCGGCGCATCTTAGTTAGCTTAGTAAACATCTCACCCATAGTCTTGAAGGCATCACGGTTGTCTATCTCCCAGATGAATGGGGTAGTGTCTACGTCAACTGCTTCACCATTTTCGTCTGTGGGATTGACCATCTCTACTGTACCGAACAATGCACGAACACGTTTGATAGACTTGATAAGGTCTTTCATTGTGTCTGGTAGTGCAGCCCAGTCTTTGATGAACCCTGCAGGTTTACCACAGTTAAAACCACCATCGTTGTCCTTCATGTCATTGTTAAGGTCACTGCCCATAACGGTCTTTACAAAGCGGTTAGCTGTGTTGTCGTTGCCCTTGATAAACTTCTTGTACATAAAGCGTTGTAGGAATGGTCGGATGGATACCTCTTCGGCATACACCGTAGGACCATCTGGCATCTCCAACTTGTATGCACCACCACCGATGACCTCTACGTTCTTCATCTTACCATTGACCTCCTGTTGACCCATGATAGGTGTGTGATGAATACGTAGACGTGCTAACGTACTTGACTTGTTAGATTGCTTAGGTGCATCAGCTTCCATGCCCATTGCCTGAGCCATTGCTGAGAAGTTGTTAGTGTCGATTGTTGTAACTTGATTCATGTGTAAGTCTCCTGTTTTTATAAAGTCGAAAGATAGTTATATCATGCTACGTCTTTTGTGTCAAGCCAGTTTGGTCCAATCTTTGCCTCTAGTAGTAGAGGAATGTTGAAGTCCAAACTCCACTTCCTATTCACAATAGGGATTAGCTTGTCGTTAGCCGCCTTGATAATCTGTAGTACCCTGTCCTCCTCATCTGGATGCACGTCAATTACGATTGAGTCATGCACCGTGTTTACTACACAACTGCGTAGCTTGTTTGCTGTTAGTAACTTATCAATGTATATCAGAGATATAGGTACAATGTCAGCGGTTGCGAACGATTGAACGGGATAATTTTTAATCTGTGTGAAAAATGTAACACCACCAAACCGCCGCCGTTGTACATCAGGGAATGAGAACTCACGTCCAGATGGTGTAGTGATCTTGCTGGTACTAAGCGCCTCTTTGGCTAGTGCCTCATGCCACTTGGCAATGCCTGAGTACTTCTTAGTAAACTGCTTGTAGTATGCAGCCTCTGCCTGTGACCTACCGAACCCACTCGCCCCATACAAAGGAGCAAATGTGTGTGCCTTGGCTTCTTGACGTGACATGGGCTGACCTGCATCTGATATAACCTGTGCGGTATAGCTGTGTACATCAAAGCCTGTAGTCACCTCATCAATGGCAGTCATGTCTTGCGACAAGAATGCAGCTACACGAAATTCTAGCTGAGCAAAGTCGGCCTCCATGATTTTACCACCGTTCCAACGTGAGATGAATACCTTCTTAACGGGAAACGTACCACCACGTGGCATGTTCTGCATGTTGGGATCGGCACCTGACAGACGCCCTGTACCAGTGCGGTGTTGTAGTAGACGTACATGTAGCTTACCGTCAGTCTTAACGTGTGTAGCTATGCCCTCTACAAAGCTGCTAAGGTACGTCTCTACCGCCGACAACCTACGAACGTTTTGCAGGAATGTCTCAGCTATCTTCATACCCTTGGATCGTGCAATGCCCTCAAGAAATACAAGGTTGTCTTTGCCTGTACCAAACCCATTGGCACTAACCCACTTAGCATTGGGTGGTGTAAACCGTAGGCCAGCAACGTCTTTAGTAACGTCACTGAAGGTATAGCCAGAGCCACCACATGTACCGCACTTGTTACTTTTGGCGTAGGGTGTACCGTCCTTCTTCTGCTTCCACACCTGACCACCACCATTACATGGCCTGCACTGGTGTGCCTTCTGCTTGTACAACTTCTGACTGTACGCCGTGACGTTACTTCTGTATTCACTATCAGACATACGGTCATCAAACAAGTCTGCCCACATCTTCTTGTCGTGTGGCTTGCGGCTATATATAACCCATGACAATTGTTCTGGGCTGTTAAGGTTGATTGGTCTGTCACCCATAAGGTCACGTGCCTGTTCTTCTAGTGCAATCATAAGTACGTTACGTTCTTGCTCGAACTCGTCACGTACCTCCATCAATGCATCCATGTCTACTTGAAACCCACGCTGGTAGATACGTGCTAGGTGTATAGCCAACTGGTTAGTAAGTTCTACCGTCGGTATCAGTGACTTGCATCCCTCGTATGATGTCTGCAAAACATTATACAGTTGCTGCGTGGCGTGGAGATCATGGGATAGATACTCTGCCAGTTCATCGTGAGGTATATCACGTGTGGAATATCCATTCTTGAAGTACTCCTTAAGTGTGTCTTGTTTCTGTGTGTCTAGTTCGTAGCGTTCTGCACATGCCTCAAGAGACAGTGGCTGCTTCTGACCACGTTGAAGTACATACTCCCCAAGCATGGTATCATATACGTTACCATCATAGGTAAAGCCTGACTCCCACAACCATAGTAGGTCATGCGGTGCGTTGTGTGCTACAAGTAGATGGGCGGCGTCAAGTTTATCTTGTACTATCTGACGCCCATCTGTGGTAGGTTGTTGCTCTGAATGATCGAAGGTTACAATTGTTTCGTTGGCGTTGTCATCTAGCATACCTACCATAACTAATGTGTTATCTGGTTCAAACGGGTCAAGGTGCATCTTACCATTACGTTTTACTACAGTATTTTCTACGTCAAGGGTTAGTATCATGTGGTCTCCTATGTGTCTATGGCCTACTGCCAATTGTCCCAATCATCTAATACCTCAGTGTAGTATACCTTGTCAAGGTCTTTCTGAAACTGTTTGTCACTCGCTAATATCTCAATAGCCTGTATCACCTCGTTAAATGACACACCATGTTGGGTCATGGCTTGAAGTATGCTGCCCACCCCTTCGTTATTGTTGTCCATAATTAAATACCCTTATTGATTAGTGATCTGACCTTGGCTCTGTTACGTTCAGTGCCGCTAAATGGTTTGATATTAGGTTGCTCTACTACATAAGCGTTGTTGTACCTTAGTAGGTACGCTTCGGCTGCTCCCTTTGTTTCAAAGACTATAGGTTTTGAATCGTAAGTAAAAGGATTCTCGTTACTTGCATACATCCATTCACCTTCATCAACCTCAAATGTAACTAAGTAATTTTTACTCATCTCTTTCTAGCCCTCGCTCAACTAAGGTGACAAAACCTACGTTAAAGATAGCTGCAAATGTCTCAGGGTCACACTCAACCCGTAGAGTTGCACTACCGTCGTCATGTTCTTCTATCTCTGTTACCTTAATTGGTTTATTTGTATCTTCAGTCATGGGTTTCATCCTTGGTATGCTTACGTATTTCTAGTTTAGTCATCATTAACTCCTTCGACTGCTTACGGAATCTCTTATTGTAAGCACGTTTGATTTTCTTTAGCTGGCCACGTTTCCACATGTAAAACTTACGTGCCTTAGTGAGGCCATCGTACTCATCACCACCCTTCATTGGTATACGTTTAGTCATTCATCATCTCCTACTACTGGAGTGTTAGTAATGGCAAGTATTGCCTCTTAACTAATACTCTGGTGTCATTAGTATATCTTCTAGCTTAGGCATTATGTCTCTCCTTTAATGTAATCCTCACAACCGCCTGAGAAGTCACTCATAGCCACAGGTGCATTGTCTGGGTCATGGTCCCACCACTTACGGGAGCCTTCACGTTCAGCATCACCAAAGTGTCTACTGCAAGCTGTGTTAGTGCAGTCTGACCAACAGAAGGTCCTATCCTTATAGCATAATGTCATTCCCGACTCCTTCAAGTGCTATCCACGATACAGGAAATAGTTTCAACATTATTTTGTCAACACCAAGGGCTACCTGTTTAGTCTCGTGTTGGGTGTCGGGTGTAATCCTTAGCCTACACATATCAGCAAAGGCATCAAGGCTACCTGACCAGTACCATTCAGTCATGGTGTTCTGAGGCAGTACCATACGTGCCTGTTCCTCACACACATTCTCTTCTAGGAGGTGATCATATAACATAGCTACCAGACGTTGTGTTGTCTTGATGTTAATGTCTTGTACCTCACCTGCACTACCCTGCTTCTTATCCTTAGCCTGTCCACGCCATACATCAGGGTGAAAGAACTCAGGTGCATCACTGACATACCTACGACTGATCTCATTCCAACGTAAGAACTTATGCTTCACTAGCTGTCGTGCTACGAAGATGGGAGCCTTGACGTGGAAGGATGCAAAGGCATGGCCGAAGGGTGACGTATGCTTGTGCTTGGCTAGGTACTTGATTAGTTTCTGATCGGGCTTACTCATTTCGTAAGTGCCTAACACAAGGTTAGTACACACTAGCTTAGACTTCTTACCGAAGCTAACCCGTGCTGCATTTACTACGGACATGTCACTGCCCATGTGGTCTACATATGTTGCTTCAATCATCTAGCATCTCCTTTACAACTTGCTTTGCTTCCTCAAGATCGTCATAGTATTCTCTAGTATTGCCAACCAACCACCGCACCATTTTACGTTCCATATTCCACACCTGTTGAACAAATACCAGTCTGTTCTTTAAGGGAGAGTAAGCAATATAAGATTTATCCGAACCACCTACACCTCGACTTAATTTATTAGTCCACCATATGCCTTCGTGTGGCTGTGTCTTTGACCACTTAGCTGCACTGTGTCCAACTACTTTAGAAGCAAGTATCATTCTACCCGTACTCCAATACAATCTATTGTTTCGTTATCACTGTTCACCATAACGGAAGCACCCTTGAGGTCAGCCCTACACAGTGTCTCATTATCGTAATTACCTAAGTAATAGTACCGAACTCCTTGGTCTGGTACAAAGACAAACCACATCAATACCCATACAGTGTTCATACTTCATCTCCTTATCATTGTCTCTGCCGCCTGTCCAATGCAGACTTAGCAGTTTTCAAACTGAATTTATTATAGGGGTT